CTTCTAGTGGATTTGGTTCTGCAGGCACTCATAGAAGTCAAGCCTCACAAAATCCAACAAGACGTTGGGAATATGCAACTTTCTTCAAGAAGGCTCCAGGCACAAGTGATTATGCCAACACAAGAGGTGGTAGTAATGACGAACTCCATATCGTTCTTTTAGATGAAGATGGAGAAATTACAGGTTCAACTGGGCAGATACTTGAAACATACGAAGGTCTTTCAGCTGGTGCTGATGCAAAAGGTGATGATGGAAGAACAATCTACTATAAAGATGCCATCAACAATAGGTCACAATGGATTCGTTGGTTACGTCACATAGAGGGAACATCAAACTTTGGTTCAGATGTTGCTGGAACAACTTTTGGAAATCCAGGCTCACTCCCTGTTACTAAAAGTTTCACACAAGGTCGTGACGGCCCAACTCCTGCAGCTTCATTCTACAATACAGGATTTAATGAGTTTAACGATAAGTCAAAGACAGATGTATCATTGTTACTTGGTGCTGGTGCAAATCAGGCAAGAGCATTACATCTTATAAACAATATTGCTGAAGTTAGAAAAGACTGTGTAGTTTGTTTAACTCCACCAGAGTCAATGGTAGTTGGTAATGATGCAACTGTTTCAAAAACAATGGATGCAATTATTGCCTTTAGAAACACACTTCCATCAACTTCTTATGCAATTATGGATAGTGCATATAAACTTCAATACGATAGGTATAACGACAAAAATCGTTATATACCTTTAAATGGAGATACGGCTGGACTTATTGTAAGAGCAGATATTACCAGAGATGCTTGGTATTCTCCTGCTGGATTTAATCGTGGTCAGATTAAAAATGTTATAAAACTTTCTTACAATCCTGTTAAAGCACAAAGAGACCAACTTTACAAAAAAGGTGTCAACCCTGTTGTTACATTCCCAGGCCAAGGCACAGTTCTCTTTGGAGATAAAACACTATTAACACAACCAAGTGCATTTGATAGAATTAATGTAAGAAGATTGTTTATCGTATTAGAGAAAGCAATCGAACTTGCAGCTAACTTTACATTGTTCGAGTTTAATGACGAATTTACACGTTCACAATTCAAAAACCTTATAGAACCTTTCCTAAGAGATGTTCAAGGGCGAAGAGGAATTACCGACTTCACAGTTGTTTGTGATGGTTCGAATAATACAGGAGAAGTTATTGACCGAAATGAGTTTGTCGGAGATATATACGTCAAACCAAATCGTTCAATCAACTACATTCAGTTGAACTTTGTTGCAGTCAGAACAGGAGTTGAATTTACCGAAGTAGTAGGCAAATTTGGTTAATAAATACTTTTTAGGAGAACACACTAATGGCTTTTAATGTAAACGAGTTTGCTGGTGCTTTAGTCGGAGGCGGTGCAAGAAATTCACTTTTCAAAGTGGATATACAAAATCCGATAAACGGAGCTAATGATATACAAGTACCACTTCTTTGTAGGGCTGCACAAATTCCTGCTTCAACTCTGACTCCTATTGAAGTTCCTTACTTTGGTAGAAGAATAAAGATTGCTGGAAACAGAACTTTTGCTGAGTGGACAGTTACAATACTTAATGATGAAGATTTTGGTCTACGAAATGCAATGGAACAATGGACAAACAGTATCAATAGTTTTCAAGGAAACCTCAGAACAACAGGTGGTGCATCTCCAACACTTTATAAATCTTCAGCACAAGTAACTCACTATGGTAAAGATGGTCAAGAACTTAGAATTTATAATTTCATAGGACTTTTCCCCACAGAAGTTGGTGCTATTGATCTTTCATGGGATGGTGGTGATGCTATCGAAGAGTTCACTTGTACATTCCAATACGATTATTGGGAAGTTTCTGGTGGTCAAACAGGTAATGCTGGAGGGGCTTAATCCAAAAGTTCAATTTATACTATTGACATTGAAACTGTTCTAATATATAATGCTATAAGGTAGGAAAAATGGAATTATTTGGATTTCAAATCAATCGAAACAAGGCTGAACAAGAGGAAAAAGACCTAACTCCGTCTTTTATTGCTCCACAGACATCTGATGGTGCAGTAGAATTATCAGGTGGAAGTCATACAGGTACATATCTTGATTTAGAAGGTAAGGCAAAGACTGAAAGTGAGCTTGTTACCAAGTATCGCATCATGTCGATTCAACCTGAGGCAGATATTGCTGTTCAAGACATTATCAATGAAGCAATTGTTTTAGATGATGATGAAACTCCTGTATCTATTGAACTTGATAGAGTCGAAGCTCCAGAAACAATCAAAAAGAAAATACGAGAAGAGTTTGACCACATATTAAGTCTTATCGACTTTAGTAATGATGCGTATGAAATCTTCAAAAGATGGTATGTAGATGGTCGTATCTATTATCATATACTCATTAATAAAAAGAAAACAAATCTTGGAATACAAGAATTAAGATATATTGACCCACGCAAAATTCGTAAAATGAGAGAACCGATTAAATCGACTGACAATAAAACAGGTGTCGAGATTATAAAAGGTTACAATGAATTTTATATGTTCAATAATACAGGTCTTAGTGACAAGACTACAGGTGGAATTAAAATAGCACCTGATAGTGTTATCTATTGTCACTCTGGAATACTTGATGAGAACAATAATATGGTTCTGTCTCATTTACACAAATCAATCAAACCTCTCAATCAGCTCAGAATGATGGAAGATGCAGTTGTTATCTATCGTCTTGCAAGAGCTCCAGAGAGAAGAGTCTTTTACATAGACGTAGGAAATTTACCAAAGATAAAAGCGGAGCAACATTTACGAGACATGATGACTCGTAATAAAAACAAAGTTGTCTATGATGCGGCCACAGGTGAAGTACGAGATGATCGCAAGTTTATGACTATGTTAGAGGATTTTTGGCTCCCTAGAAGAGAAGGTGGGCGAGGCACAGAAATTACAACGCTTCCTGGCGGACAAAACCTTGGCGAGATGGAGGATGTAGAGTATTTTCGTAAACGATTATATAAATCATTAAATGTTCCTGTATCTCGATTAGAGGCTGAAAATCAATTCAATCTTGGTCGTTCCACCGAAGTTACAAGAGATGAGGTCAAGTTCTCAAAGTTTGTTAAGAGACTACGTTCTCGTTTCTCAGAGATGTTTGACCAGATGCTTGAAATACATCTTGCACTTAAAGGTGTTATAAGAAGAAGTGAGTTTCAAGAACTTAAACAAAAAATTACATACAAGTTTGCTGACGACAATCATTTCACAGAATTAAAAGAGTCTGAGATATTAAGAGAAAGACTTGGACTTTTACAAGAAGTAGATCAGTTTGTTGGGAAATACTTTAGTGAGAACTATGTTCGTAAAAACATTTTAAGAATGAATGAAGATGATATTAAACAGCAAGAAGAAGAAATTGCAGATGAAGAAAAATCTGGTGCATATGATGATGAAGAAGGAGAACAAGAGGAAGTCGAACCAGAAGCTCCAACTGCAAATACAAATGTAAAAAAAGATGATGATGAAGAAGATAAAGAAGAAAACCCTGTTGTTATCAAAGAAAAAGAAATAAGTGAAGAAGAAAAGAAACTTGTCGAAAGTATGACAAATCTTATGGAGGCAGTTGCAAACTCGGAATCGTCAACAGCAGATGGGGAATGATTTATTATGAAACTAAACATGAACAATGCAAAACATATATCTGCTCTAATAAGAACTATAAGTAACAAAAAGATTCAAATACAAGAGACAGAGAAAAGAGATAAAACAAGAAAATCTGGATACGTTCAACATCTGAAACAGTTAAAGGGTAATAAGATTAAGGGCGACCCTCTTGACCCTTATATGCTTGTCTATAAAGCAAATCGTGCAAAACAAATCATAAGAGTATTACAATCTAACGTGGAGAAATCTCGGTTGGATATTTTAGCATGACTCAAGAAGTTGTAAATGCTAAGATACTCTCTACTCTTGTCGGACTTCTCAAAAAACAACGTATAGAGCTTTCAAAAGAGTTAAAAGAAGAAACAGTCAATCTTTTTGAGTCTCTTGATATTCCTCCTCCAATAAAAGGTGAAAAAGGAGATAGAGGAGATAAGGGCCCTCAAGGTCTACAAGGAGACAAGGGTGAAAAAGGAGACTCTGTTTCTGCATCAGAACTTGCAGAGCAGCTTCGTACATTAAAAGGAGACAAGGGTGATACAGGTGATATCGGGCCTCAGGGCGAGAAGGGAGACACAGGCGACAAAGGTGACAAGGGAGATAAAGGAGACACAGGCACAAGAGGGTTTCGTGGGTATGAAGGAATACAGGGAGTCCAAGGCGAAAAAGGTGAAAAAGGAGAGCAGGGAGAAAGAGGTCAGCAGGGAATACAAGGAATACAAGGTGAAAAAGGGAATGTTGGTGTACAAGGTGAAGTTGGGCCCAGAGGGGAAAAAGGTGATACAGGAGAGAGAGGACAACAAGGCCTTATTGGACTGCAAGGCGTAAGTGGTGATAAAGGGGAACAAGGAGAAAAAGGAGAGCAGGGAGAAAAAGGTGACATAGGAGAAACTCCATCTCTTGAACCGATTGTAGATCAATTTGGAAAACTCAAAGAGGATTTATCAAAAAGACTTGACAATCGTATGTCTCGTATTGCAATGCGAGCAGGAAGTAGTAGTGGTGGTGGAGAAGTAAGACTTGAGTTTTTAGATGATGTTGACAGAGCAACTGCAAAAGTTAATAATAAGTTTCTTCAATACAATGCAGCCACAGGAAAATGGAAGGGTGCTGATGCAACTTCTTCTGGTTCAGTCTCAAACACCTATCTTCAATCTGCGGTTCTATCAAATACAAATATTGCAATTACAAATCTAAATACAAACCTTACAGGTACAAATACTGCATTAAGAACACTTATTAGTGATCGTATGCAAGTTGCAAATACGACACTTCTTGTTAATGATAGAGCACAGGTTGCTAATGTCGCATCTTTGGCTGCACTTGCAAATACAAATGCAAGTATTGCTACGAGATTTGCTTCTGCAAACCTTGTTCCAACTGCAACAACTTCAGACAATACAGAAACACAGGCAGGAGTACAGTTTTCAGATCGACTTTTAGTCAATCCAGCTGGATATATTACAATCAATATTGGAGGAACAGGGTACAAAGTTCCCTATTTCTCATAGTTTTTTGAATAAAATATTAAATCTTATAAATAATACAAATTACACAAATTGGAGCATATTATGTCAGAGAGTCAAGAAGTTACAAGTAAAGACGTTGTGAATCATTTAATGGCAGATAGAACAGCTGAATTTAAACAAGGGGTTTCAGACCTTCTTATGCAAAAAGCAAAAGATGCTGTTGAACTAAAAAAGATAGAAGTTGGACAATCTTTGTTTAACAAAGAAACACCATCAGAAGAGGAATAACCAATGAAAAAGTTTAGTGAGTTATTTACTGAGGCAGGGCAACCCTTTTTAGGTTATAGACCTAGAGAGGCAAATGATGCAGCTGCTCTTGGTGCAGAACCTCATGCAATGGGTGAAAAAGAATTTATGGATTTACATAAAGTCGAAAAAGCACCATATCTTAATGATTCACAAGCAAAGATTTTCAATGGTGAGATAGACCAACCCTTTCCGACTCCAGGCCACGAAGGTAATGACAGAGGAAAAGGAAATCCACCTAAGTCTGGAAAACTTGCAGAAAAAGGTGAGAAAGATGATACGATCACTCAAGGGTCTACAGACCAATCAAAATTTATGTCAAAACTTTTTGGTAAAAGAACAACAGATATAAGTACAAAAAATGAAGTTCCTGCTCAACAAGCAAATGAACAAGTTGAAGTTGAAGAGGGTAAACTTAAACAAGCTGCAGAAAAAGATGCAGTAAAAATGAATAAGGCTCAATTTGCAAAAAAGTATGGTAAAGATGTTGCAGATTTATTTTATGAAAACGAAGAAGTACAAGAAGCACTTGACAAAGATGACGAACCAGCCTTAAAAAAAATTGTTGATAAATTAAAAGGTGCAAGTAAAGCTCATGCTGGTCAGGCAAAAGACTTAGAGACTGCAATCAAAGAAGGAAAAGTTCTTGATACTCTTAAAAAGATTGTAAAAGACAAATCAGCACAAAAAGTTAAATTTAAAAATGGTAAAACTCTAACTGTTGATATGACAACTGCAAATGTTATTACTCAAGTAGTGGCTGCACTAAAACCTGCTAATCAAAAGAAATTTGCAGACCAACTTGAGAAAGGCCCAAATGCATTTATGAAAATGGTAGACTTTGCTTTTTCAGCCGTTAAATAAGGTAGTAAAATGACAACTAAAATATACAACAATCAAAAAGGTGGATACATCACTATATCTGCAAATGCAACAGGATTTGTTGCATTAAATCAGGTGGGTGCATCAACAGGTGGACTACTTGGTAATGGTGCAAACACAGTAAATGAAACTGTAAATGAAATGAACATCTCAGAAATCATTTGGTCAAATCTTGGTACTGCCAATATGTGGGATATTAAAAGAGGTGGAAATACAGTTTTCAAATGTTATGGGCAAAACGGACAAATTAATTTTCAGAGAGACAATATTCATTTAGAGTGTAACTCATTTGAGAGAGCATCAAACGTAGTCTTTACACTTTCTGGTACAGCTGCAAAGGGAAGTATTGTTCTGAAACTACACAAAAGATCAACTGTAAGTTAGGAAACTAAAATGAAACTCATCTGTGAAGTACAGGAACAAAAACTTGAGTTTGTCACCGAAGCAAAAGAAGATGGTGAGAAAGAATACTTTATTGAAGGTATCTTCATGCAGGCTGATATTAAAAACCGTAACGGTAGAGTTTATCCTGTAGAGACTTTACAAAAAGAAGTTGCAAGATATAACAGAGAGTATGTTGCAAAGAATCGTGCATACGGAGAGTTAGGTCATCCACAAGGGCCAGTTATAAATCTTGACCGAGTATCACACATGATAAAAGAGTTAAAGCAAGACGGAAACAACTTTGTAGGTCGTGCAAAGATTATGGGTACTCCAATGGGAGACATAGTTAAAAATCTTATGCGTGAAGGTGCAACATTAGGTGTATCATCAAGAGGCATGGGAACATTAAAGAACAATAAAAAGGGAGTTGCTGAAGTTCAAAAAGACTTTTTACTTGCAACTGCTGGAGATATTGTAGCAGACCCTTCTGCTCCATCTGCGTTTGTAGAGGGAATAATGGAAGGAGTCGAGTGGGTTCAAGTAAACAATGCTTGGGTTGCTCGAGAAGTAGAAGATATTCAAAAAACCATATCAAATACATCAAAACGTGATCTTGAAGAAAGAAAGCTTGAAGTATTTAATCGTTTTTTGAGTAGATTGTAAAAAAGTTTTTTTATAAATAATATTAACGAAATTCTTTACTTAGTTTTATAGGGAGAAATATGCAATGTCCAATAGTCAACAAGATACCTCAGTTGAAGAAACTGTAGATACTGACGCTCAGGACTTGGAAGCTGTTGAGACACCAACTCTTGACGAAGCAACTGATTCAGAGGTACAATTAGATGAGTTTAAGGCATCTGGAGGAGACCCTTCAGAAGTTCCTGACCCAAAAGATTCTGGTAAAAGTGCCAGAGGAGCAGACTCAAAAACAACTGGCGAGAAAGCACCGACTACAAAAATCGGTATGATTAACGCTATGGTCGATAAAATGCGTGGAGTTAAAAAAGATGAACTCACCGCTGCTTATCACGAAATGGTCAAGAAGTTAGAAGGTGCTCACGAAGATGACGAAGAAGGAGATGATGACGAGAAAGAAGAGTCCGTCAAAGTTTCTTCTAAGAAGATCACCAAAGAAGATATTGACGTTTCTCAAGATATTGATGCAATCTTCAATTCAGAAGATGAACTTACAGAGGACTTTAAAACTAAGGCAACAGTTATATTTGAAACTGCTGTAATCTCTAAAGTCAATGAAGTTCTTGCAAAGATCACAGACTCTAATGATGCTGATCTTGCAGAATCAAAAGAAAAGATTGCTGAAGAGCTCTCTACTAAAGTAGACGATTACCTAGACTACGTTGTTGGTTCTTGGATTGAAGAAAACAAGGTTGCCATTGAAAGAGGTATTCGTGGAGAGATTTCAGAAGATTTCTTATCTGGTCTAAAATCATTGTTCACAGAACATTATGTTGATATTCCAGAAGAGAAAGTAGACGTTGTTGAAGAACTTGTTTCCAAAGTTGATGACTTAGAGTCAGACCTTAAAGAGCAAACTGAAAACAACATAGAACTCAATAAGACAATCAAAGAGTTTGAGTGTGAAAATACTTTCAATAGTTGTACAGAAGGTTTGACAGAAAGTGAAATTGAAAAATTTCGTGATTTAGCTTCCAATGTGGACTTTGAAAATCAAGAGGACTACAAGTCTAAAATTAACATTATTAAAGAAAACTACTTCAACCAAAAGTCAGAAGAATTAACCTCAGAAGTCAATGTAGACGAAGAAACTCCATTAACTGAAGAAGTTCAAGAAACTGAAATTACGGGCCCAATGAGTAACTACGTTTCTACATTGTCTCGGGTTTTAAAGAAGTAACCTATTAATTCTAAACTACGAAAGTCGGAGAAAAAAATGGCTGAGTTTTTAAAAGAAGAGTTGAACAAAAAGTGGGGGCCTGTACTAGATCATCCAGACCTACCAAAGATTGATTCTCCTCACAAAAGAGCAGTTACTGCTCACCTACTAGAACAGCAGGAAAATTCTGCAAAGGAACAAGGTTTCGGTTCTGGTGGATATCAAGCACCTACACTACTTGGTGAGGCTGCTCCTACTAACGCAACAGGTTCTTCTGTTGACAATTTTGACCCTGTATTAATAAGTCTAGTTAGACGTTCTATGCCTAACTTAATTGCTTATGATATCTGTGGTGTTCAACCAATGTCAGGCCCATCTGGTCTTATCTTTGCAATGCGACCAAGACTACAAGATCAGTCTGGAGATGATGCTTTCCTTAACGAAGCAAACACTTCTCACTCTGCACAGTTCTCACAGGCTGCAAACACAGCAAACTTTAGTACAGGTGTTGTTGATGGTGCAGCTGGTACTGACCAAGCTGGTTCAGACCCAACAGACCGTTCATCTGGTTCAGGCTATACCGTTTCACAAGGTATGTCATCCGCACTTGGTGAAGCTCTCGGAGATGCAGCTGCAAACTCAATCGCAGAAATGGCATTTAGTATTGAGAAAGTTACTGTAACTGCTGTGACTCGTGCATTAAAAGCTGAGTACACAATGGAACTTGCTCAAGACCTAAAAGCAATTCATGGTTTAGATGCAGAAACAGAATTATCAAACATTCTGTCTAATGAAATCCTTGCTGAAATCAACAGGGAAGTAGTTAGAACAATTAACTATACAGCAACTGCTGGTGCTCAAAACAACACATCATCTGCTGGAACATTCAACTTAGACACAGACTCAAACGGTCGTTGGTCAGTTGAAAGATTTAAAGGTCTT